GTTTCTTTTTATATCCGTTCAATGCCCAACTCGGTTGTTGTGGTTTTAACTTTTTTCCCTTTCTAATACAGGTATTGCACATAGTTCTAAAATGCGTAATATCTCCCTTCTTATAGTTGATAGAAGCAGGCATTTTACCACATGATTGACATAAAGGACGATATAACATCATGTATTTATGATATCTAACGTGCAGAACCTTTGCAAAGGCACTGTAACACGTTAAATTTTAGTAATACCGATAAATAATTTAAAGTATTATTATATAAGGATACTAGACTATGGCATCATTAATTTCTCCAGGCGTTTCAGTTAGCATCATCGACGAAAGCCAATATACACCGACCCAAGCTGGGTCAATTCCTTTTGTGTTGTTAGCTACTGCACAAAATAAAACAACACCTAGCGGCACAGTCGCAACAGGTACAACATTAGCTAATGCAGAACAAATTCTTACAGTTACAAGTCAACGTGATTTAGTAAACCAATTTGGTACACCGACATTTCAATTGGATGCTTCAGGTAATCCAATTAATGCAAGTGAATTAAACGAATATGGTTTATTGGCTGCTTATAGTGCATTAGGTGTAACTAATCAATTGTATGTACAACGTGCTAATATTGATTTAGATTCATTAGTTGGTACAAGTATTCGTCCAACAGGAACACCTGCAGATGGTACATTCTGGTTAGATTTAAATAACACATCATGGGGTATCTATGAATGGGATTCAACAGGATTTAATTTACAATCTCCATTGGTTATTACTAACACTGCATTATTAAGTAGTGGCGTTCCATTAACATCAGTTGGTTCTATTGGACAATATGCTGTAGTTGCAACAAGCACCAGCAATCCAATATACTACAAAGGCTATAACAACAATTGGGTATTAGTAGGTACAGATTCATGGAAATCAGTAACACCAACAGTGGTTGGTCAAATTTCTAATCCAGGTAACTTAAGTACAAGTCAGTACTTAGTTATCAATAGCGCAAACGTACAATTAACAGCTGGTGCTAACGTTGCTGGAGCTGCAAGCTCAATTAACAGTGCTGCGATTGCTGGTGTTAGCGCAGCAGTTAATTCAGTTGGTCAACTTGAAATTTATGCTAATAGTGCTTCTAAGAGTAATGGTGTAACAGCCGACGGTAAATTGTCTATTGCTCCAGGAACATCAATTGGTCATGCAGATGCTGCAATTCCGTTAGGATTATTACAAAGCCAAGCTACTGTTGTTGGTAATACATACGTTTATTATGGTCCGACTATCCAATTTAGTCAATACACAAACCCACCTGCATGGTTGTCAACAGATACAACTCCTCGTCCATATGGTTCTGTATGGTTTAAAACATCGGCAGTTGGTAACGGTGCTAACTGGGCTATTAAAGAGTACAGTGCTTCTTTAAATACATGGTCATTATTGGCTGCCCCATTCTTTGACAGCGATAGCGATGCAATTTATGGTTTAGATCCAGCAGGCGGTGGTGCAGGTCTTGCAGTAGGTACAACCTATGTACAATATGACACATTAAATACAGTTGATACACAATTCCCAGTAGGTGGCACATTCAAACCATTTATTAAAAATGTAAACGGAGTATTAGTTGTTTCTGGTACAGCTCCAGGTGGTTCACCATTTGCATTCCGTACAGGTGATTCATTTGGAATGAGTGTTTCTGTACCAGGTACAGCAAGCCCATCTCAAGCAACTATTACAATTGGTGGATCAGGAAATGCTAACCCATCATCAACATTTGTTTCAGCAGTGTTAGCGGCTAATTTACCTAATATTTCAGCATCAGTTGATCCAACAACAGGTATTATTAGTATTGTGCATGGTGCTGGTGGTACTATCCAATTTACTGTATTAACAGGTACACCTTTAACTACAGCAGGTTTATTAAGTGATTCAAATGTACAAACTATTGTATCAGGTAGTGTATATCTAGCAAGTCCATTTACACCATTAACTTATACATATTCAACAAGTGCGCCGTCAAGCAATCCAGCTGATGGTACATTATGGTACTATAGCAATCCACTTGATGTTGATATTATGATTAATACTGGTAGTGGTTGGGCTGGTTATCAAACCGTAGCAAGTGACTCGCGTGGATACAATTTACAAAATACAGATGCAACTGGTGTTATTTTAAGTGCAACACACCCAACTACACAAGTTAGTGGTGCAGCATTAGTAAGTGGCGATTTATGGTTAAATACCAGCAATTTAGAAAATTATCCAGTTATTAGTCGTTATAATGCAACAACATCATCATGGACATTGATTAATAACACTGATGATATCAGTTCAAACGGTATTGTATTTGCAGATGCTCGTTGGGCTACTAACGGCAATACTAACCCAATTACAGCTACTTTACCAACAACTGTGAGTTTATTAACCAGCAGTTATACTGACCCTGATTGCCCTTCACATCAATTATATGCTCGCGGTACATTATTATTCAATACACGTCGTAGCGGTTACAATATTAAACGCTTTGAAAGTCAATGGTTTGCAACTGCAACTAATCCACCAGCAGAATTAGGTGCATGGGTTACACACAGTGGTGATGATCCAACAACAGGTATTCCGTACTTTGGTCATAAAGCACAACGTAATTCTATTGTTCAAGCAATGAAATCAGCTATTGCTTCAAGCACAAAACTACGTGAAGAACAAACAGCATTTAACTTAATCTGTGCTCCAGGATACCCAGAACTTATCCAAGACATGGTTACTTTAAATGATGATCGTTTAGATACTGCATTTATTATTGGCGATAGCCCATTAACATTAAGCAGTGATTCTACAGCATTAACAAATTGGGCTACTAACGCTGCTCTTGCTGTAGATAACGGTACTAATGGCCTAGTAACATATAGCGATTATCTAGCTGTTTATTATCCAAGTGGGTTGGCTACTAACTTGGATGGTAGCAGTGTAGTTGTTCCTGCAAGTCATATGATGTTACGTGCAATTATCCGCAGTGACAATGTTGCTTATCCATGGTTTGCACCAGCTGGTGTACGTCGTGGACTAATTGATAACGTAAGTTCAATTGGTTATGTTGATATTACAAATAATAATAACTTTGTAAGTATTGGGGTAACTAACGGTCTACGTGATGTATTATATGCTAACGAAGTTAACCCAATTACAGTACTTCCTGGTGTTGGTTTAGTGGCATATGGTCAAAAAACACGTGCATCAACAGCTTCAGCAATGGATCGTATTAACGTAGCTCGTCTAGTATGTTACTTACGTACAGTTCTAGCTCAAGTTGCTGCTCCATACATTTTTGAACCGAACGATACGATTACTCGTAACCAGGTGCAAGCGGCATTTAATGCAGTATTAAATGATGTTGTTGCTAAACGTGGTATCTATGATTTCTTAGTAGTGTGTGATACAACAAACAACACACCAACAACAATAGATGCTAATGAATTGCATGTTGATATTGCAATACAACCAGTTAAAGCAATTGAGTTTATTTACATTCCAGTGCGTTTGCTTAACACAGGTGCAGCTTTAACAATAGCATAATATACGCAGTTAATGGGAGGATAACTCCTCCCATTATCTAGCAATAAAAAAGGTAAATACATAAAAGGATATAGATATGCCAACCGCAACACTAACTAACTTCACAGTACCGCTTTCAACAAACCAAAGCGCAAGTACTCAAGGTTTGTTAATGCCAAAATTAAAGTTCCGCTTCCGCGTGACTTTTCTAAACTTTGGTGTTACACAACCGACAACAGAACTTACTAAACAGGTTATGGATTTCAAACGTCCACAATTAAGTTTTGAAGAAATTATGATCCCTGTATACAATAGTAAAGTATACCTAGCAGGTAAACCTACGTGGGAAGCTGTTACATGTCAATTACGTGATGATGCAGGTGGGAATGTTTCTAAACTTGTTGGTGAACAAATGCAGAAACAATTTGACTTTATGGAACAAGCATCAGCAAGTTCTGGTATTGATTACAAGTTTGTTACTATATTTGAAACTCTTGATGGTGGTAACGGTTCAAGCACACCGAACGTTCTTGAAACTTGGGAATTGGATGGATGCTACTTGTCAACAGCTGATTATGGCGATGCTAACTATGCTACTAATGAGCCAATGACAATTACATTAACTATGCGTTATGATAATGCTGTACAAACACCAGTTGGTAGTGGCATTGGTAGTACTGTAACAAGAACATTGGGTTCAGTAATTACTGGTTAATTCAGA